CTGTAATAACCCCAATTCCTTATTGTCTTTGCATTTTTGTAATCTTCTAGTATCCAACTTGACGAATTTTTTTTATTTTCACCACCAACACCAAACTCAAAGGACACCCATTCATCCTTTTTATATCTTTCTTGTTCAGGTATATTTTCTGCCGTTCTATCTCCCCCATTACAAAAAATTATCGGTGTATGAAATGAATTATTAAATGGGTCTTTATATAAGTGTTTTACCATTTCTATTGCATGACAAGCTGTGTTATCTTCATCATCAAATGATATAACTTTATCTACTACTAATAACTCATTTAAAATTGCCTCTCTTTCTTCAAAAGGCATAAATGGTCTACCTTTTTTTCTTGTTAACCATTCATCAGAGTTTAGACCTACAATTAGATAGTCTGCAAGTTCAGCTGCAGCTTTTAAATATTGAATATGGCCCGAATGTAAAGGGTCAAAACCACCAGTTACAAGTGCTATACTTTTGGGGTGGTGTCTATGCCTGTTATCTTTTACTTTCATTCATAAAGAACTTTTTAAAACCTTTATCTTTCAACCACAAATTTTTTACACACATAGGCACTATGCTCATATGAATAAATGATTTTATAAGTTCATAATCTTTTTTCTTTATCATCTTCCTACATCCTGTAAATATTTAGTCTTTGTTTCTTCCCAATCTAAAAATATTATATCATTATAAAAATGTGTATCTTTTGAAAACTGTCCTCTTTCTAGTAAAGATTTAACTCTTTTACTTGCATGTTTCTTTTTCCATACTTCTACTAATGCTTCTGTAGATGAATCAAATCTTTTCTTTAATTGGTCTTCTTTGATTTCACCTCTTAAATATTCATATGTATTTTCATATAACTTTGTAAAGTAAATACCTCGACAATGGTCAGTCTTTACAATATCTTTTGGTACATCAAGTCTAGAATATGTAAACATGTACGACCTGTTCTTGTGGTCTCTTTTAAGAGGTTGTCCGTTTGGTCTTGTTGCCTCATACCATTCCCAATATTTTCTTGTGTGATTCTTTTTCAACCATTGTTTAATTAAATCTTTTGTTTCTTTCTGTGGTTCAAATGATACAGAACCTTCAGTAAATCCCATTCTTTTCCAATACTTCAATCCATCATATTGACTTAGACCATGATTTTTAGATTTACCATATAAAGATGTTGTTGTTACACCTACTAATTTATCACCATACTTTTCTTCCCATAATCTTTGTACATCATCAGATAAACATAGATATGCTAATAGTTTACCACCTGTGTAACTATAACCTAGTGGTTGTGTTGGTACAATAGATGAACCTATAGCTGTGTGATTAATCATACCATCAAATGTTTTTGCATGTCTTTCCCAACCTATTGCCTTATCTCTAGGCCCTAAATCCATAAAATCGCCTGATATACAGATTACACCAAGATATTTTCCTGATACATTATCTTTGACTATAAAGAATAATTGTCTACCTATGTTTGAATTGTTTTTCATAGTAGATAAAAATGTTCTAAGTGTGTTCCATTTTTCTGATAAATTGCCTCTTACTGATTTACCATTAAACCGTTTTTCGGTATCATCTGTGAACTCTAATACCGGTTCTAACTTTTCATAATCTTCTGGCGATTCTGGAATCCAAATATTATTTTTAACTTCTTGAACCATCTTTTTTTGTTCTGGATTTTGCATTAAAACTTCATCACCAAATAATGTATTAGCTTTTGTTGTTGGATATTTCTTATGTACTTCTGTCCACTTTTGAAATAGTGTATATTCTTGAACAGTCATTTTAGAAACAAATGATAGGTCTTTGACAATGGTTTCTTTTAGGAAAGATTCATCAACATCATCTATTAATGAGACATCATTTTCATCTTGCCATTTTTTCCATTCTTTTTCAACAAAATCTAAATCTTGTTTTTGGTGTATATCTATTTTTTCTGCTGTTGTCATAATCTAAAAATATAATTTAACGAATATAGCTAATACCAATAGTAGTATTATCAATTCACATATGCTAATTTCTGGTCTTAACATAGAGGTTCTAATATGTAACCAATGAGTAAGTGATGACCACCAATCTGGTCGATTGTGCATTATCAATACAAATCCTAAAATAAGTATTAATAAGGTTGTTAATATTATCATCATCTTCTTGCTCTTTGTAATTTATCAAATTGTTTTTCTGCTTTTTTAAATGCTCTTTCTAATTTAAGTTGGCTTGCATGTTCGGTAAATGTTCTACCTAATATATGGTCCATTTCATGTTGAAAAATTCTACTCATGATACCATCTAAGTGTGCCTCTTTTAAATCACCCTTTTCATCTTCGTATTTGACTACAATCTTTCTTGGTCTTTTAAGATTAAGAAACACAAAAGGAAATGTGAGACAACCTTCAATCATGTTGATTTCTTCATCACCTGAAGATACTATTATAGGGTTAAAACACTTTAATGTCAACCCTGATTCGATATCAGGATGGCCACCAATACAAAAGAAATTGAAAGGTAATCCCACCTGATTACATGTTAGACCCACACCACCCATAGCTTGCATAGCTGCAATCATTTTTTTAGATAATGCTTCTCTATCTTCAAATCCATGTTCTTCTAACATTTCATCTTGCATGGGTGCTATTGCACATTGTACTCTTGGGTCTGATGGTGGTAATAATTCTAGTTTTCTATCATTTGTAATACTGCCTATATCTACTTCATTTGTCATATTATACCTCTTCTAATTTTGTAAAGTTATGTTCTTTTTCAAAACTAACTATGTTTGTAAACTTGTCAAATAGAATATCTCCTTTATGTGATATTATAAAAACATTTTCGTTTTTAAGAGCACCAATAATTTTAAAGAAGTCTTCAGTACCTTGACCGTCTAAACTACTATCAAATATCTCATCTAATATTAATAGATTTGTGTTTGTACTGTTTTTAAGTTTCGCAATAGAACGCCAGGTAAACAGTAATGCCAAATCAATTCGCATTTTTTCACCTTCACTAAAATTGTTATAATTAAATTTATCTCTGTTTCTACTTTTAACTGTTTCATTGAATTCTTCATCTAAGTGAAATGATACAAAGAAATCCATATCTTGTAGATACTTGTTTATTAGATTATTCATTATAGGTAGATATTTCTTGATAATGTTTGCACGAGCCCCCTTATCAGATAATATCTCTCTGACCACATCTACATAATCCTTTTCTTCTGTTACAGATGTTAATTCAGATTTTGCCTTTTTAAGGTCTTCTTTTAATTGTTCTAGTTCTTTTTCTAATTGTTCTGAAGATTCTCCATCATCTAGAGTTTCAATATCTTCACTTATACTATCACTATGTTTTTTCAATTCAGATAATGAAGTATTGATTTTTGCAACCTCTACATTTAGGTCTTGTATTTTTTTAGATACAGCATCCATTTCCGTAACTTTAGATTCTACTTTAACTATTTCTCCTGTTAACTCTTGCAGGCCTTTTTCTAATTTATCTATTGTCTGTTTTTCTTCTGTAATCTTTTTATCTTTTAATTCTGATGGTATATTCTGTGTGCATACAGGACAATCATCATGTTCTTCAAAAAATGATAATGTCTTTTTATGATTATTTAAATTGTTTTCAATCTTAGCTTCAAGTTTGCTTAATTCATTTACTTTTTTTGTAACTTTTGGCTTGTGTTCTACAATTGCCTGATGTTTTGCTATCTTTTCATCAATTTCTTTTAATTTTAGTCTATATAGTCTATCCGCCTCTTGATTTTGTTCAATTTTTGTACGAGACCTTCCCTCCGCCTCTCCTGTACGCCTCCTGAGACTTTCATAATGCTCGTATTGTAGTGCATACCTACTATCAATTAAATCGCAGGAATGCCTTACCTCGATGACTTTTTTTGCCAGCTCGCTCTGTTGGGAGCGTAAAATCAAGTCCATTTGTGTAAAAACCTTAATATCAAGAATTTCTTCTACAACATCACGCCTATATCTTGGTTTCATCTTCATGAACGGCTCATACGATGAAGAACCCAATAATACGACTTGAATAAATGAACGATAATTCAATTTCATAATATTTTGTTCTAGATATTTTTGATAATCTACATTTGAAGCGTCTTGGTTTACCAATGTATCGCCATCGTATATTTCAAACTTGTTTGGTTTGATACCACGAATAACTGTATAGTTTTTTGTACCAACGGAAAATGATACTTTGACTTCACAGTCTGAATCATTTATAGAATTGACTATTTGGTCTTTCTTGATAATTCTAAATGGCCTGTTAAATAGAGCAAAGCATAGAGCGTCTAGTAGTGTAGATTTACCAGAACCATTTTTGCCAATAATTAATGTTGTTGGTGATTTGTCTAAATCTATTTCTATTGGTGTTTGGCCTGTTGACAGAAAATTTTTCCATTTTACTTCCTTAAACTTTATCATTGATTAACCTCTTTATAAAGATTATTAATAAACTGTTTAAGTTTGGCTCTATCTAAATCAGTATCTATCTGTTCTACATAATTACCTAAGAATGTCAATGTGTCTTCTCCTTGGTCTAATATATCTTCTCTAACTGAAGCTGTAATATCTGATGTATCTTCATCAATAATGGTAAGTTCGTGAGAATTTATCTCTGTATGTAATTTATTAACAAATGATTCAAACATATTATTATCTGACTTATTAGTTACAAATATCTTAATATGTGTATTATCATACTTTGATACATCTTCTTTTGAATAATCAGTTTGTTTATCATCATAATAAATCTTTCTAAACATTCTTAATGGATTAGGTACTCTAGTCAATTCTCTTGTTTGAGTATCAAATATATGAAATCCTTTTGGACACTTATAATCGTTCCAAGTCATTTCATACTGTGTTCCACAATAATATATCTGGCCATCATCTGATTTCTTATGAAAGTGTCCAGATATCACCTTTTCAAATCTTTTAAATAAGTTCTTTTCTAAACCATGGTCATTAAAAAATCCTTTATGCATTTCAAATCCTTTTACTTCTAAATGACCCATGCATATTTGAGCTGTAGAGTTTTGTATCATGTTTACACTTTCTTCATAATTATCATCACATATCCAAGGTACTAATAATATTTTTAGGCCATCAAATATCATTTCTTTTGGTGATGAATAAATCCATGGTTCTGACTTACCATCAAATGTTGTAATGAGTTGTTGCATTGCATTAACTTCATTAGTATTCTTATAATAAGTATCATGGTTGCCTAAGATTATATGAGTATCTATCTTCATATCCCACAATCTTCGCCAAAATTTTTGTTGGAAGTTGTGTGCTGTGTTGAAGTTAATAAACTTTCTTCTATCAACAACATCGCCTAGATGTACTAGAGATTTGATGTTATTTTCTTTTAGATATGGAAAAAACAGTTCATCATAGAATCTGTTTTGATATTCCATAAAGGCAGGTGAATCATTTCTTACTCCGAAATGAGTATCATTCAATAGTGCAATTTTCATAATCTAATAAAAGTATTCAAGTCTTCCTTTCTTAGCTTCCTTTTTCTTTTTAGCTTTAGGTTTAGGTATGTCAAGTATAGTATTCTTTTGTAGAAAGTCGGAAAACTGATTTCTAAAATCTCTGTCTTCACCATCATTTAGTGAAAATTCATCATAGTTTCCTTCAAATATCAATCTACTTTTAATCTCTGATTGTTTCTTTTCTTTTTGTATTCTTCTTACAAACGCATAATATATTATCTGTGTGAAATATGCAAATGGATTATTTGATTTATCTGGATTAAAGTTATCAAGATATTGTAGGCAATTTTCAATACCATCAGATATCATATCATCTCTAAATGTATAGTTTATAAAGTTAGGTCTATACGATAGATGATTGGCTATCTTTAAAAAACACTCACCAATATAATTAGTTACTGGTGGTTTTGCTTCGCCTGATTCTTCTGCTTCATTACATAATTTTCTGTATTCAACCATTGCGGCTAAAAACTCTTTATTATTTACATAATGTTCTTTTTTCTTATCAGTTTTCATGTTATTCATTATACTCCATATTATACTTTATGTCAATGGTCATTTGATTTTTTATATTAAATATTATTCTTTTTATGTATTTTTCTTTTTCATCCTACCATTGACAGATAAAAAAATCTGTGATAAAATTAGCGTGTTGCGTGTGCAGAGAAGGCTTGGAGGTAGGGATTAATGTTTGGTTGTATCATCATCCAAGTTGTCAAAGATTTCATTTATTTTGTTAGACAATTCATCTGTTATCTTTTCTTTAGTATAAACAGATTGGTCTAAAGTATCAGTTTCACCACCAGCATATCCTTTAGATACATTTTTATAACTTTGTTGTATAGCTTCATTTGCACTTGTTATTGTCATAATCTTATCTTTTGGAACATTTATAAGTTCATCATTAGAATAAGATGTCCATTTAACTAAAGCGATATAATCTCTAAAACCATCTTCTTCCATAGAAGGTACATATTTTAACAACAAAGGTTTTATCACTCTCAAAACAGGCGAAGCGTCTGGTGTCTGTCTGTTATCAGCAGGAACAACACAAATAATATCATCACCATTTATAAGTTTGATGATTCTAACACCAAATGATTTAGTTACCTTTACTTTTTTTTCTTCTGTTTTAACTTCCATATTTCACCTTATAATACTATTTAGTTATGCTTTAAGTTCTACTTCATGTATTTCGTAGTCAAATCCTTCTTCATTGTAAATGTTAATTCTTTCTCTGAAGTGGGCCATAGTATAGTTCTCTTTTTCATTATAAGACAGGTCATCAGCCAGGTCATATAATGTAGCATTAGAGTTATTATCTTTTAATCTTAATCCTCTTCCTATTGATTGTAAGTTTCTTATTTTACTTTTACTAGGACTACTAAAGACAATGTTGTGTAAATTGCGAATATTAATACCTGTACTAAAAGTACCATATGAAGCAAT